GCCTCATCTCCAACACTTCCTTTCTTCACACCTAAAGATTCACTAAACATTGATCCGGATTCTGAACCACCCGTTAAGATCCCTTCAGTAATTGCTTTAGTTTTACTAATCCCTTGTTCAACATTCATTTCCTTTTGCTCTTCTTTCGACATTTGGGATTGTTGGTAAGCCGTATAACCCCCCATCCCTAAATCTAAGGCTATACCCAGAGGTCCTAATACTTTTAAGGATTTTGTCAATATAGGACCTGCCTTTGAAAGTGTTGCAGTTAATCCCTTTGGAATAATATTTTTTGCTTTTGATGCAAGTTGTGTTACTTTTGAAGTCTTATTTATAGCTTGCGTAGCTTTTATAGCTTTTGTACTAGCGTTGACGGATGCTGGTAGTTTAGAATTTAACTGGGCCATGGATGGGATCAGTTTTGATAAAGTTGAGTTACTTCTTACCATTTGGTTTACAAAGGAACTTCTCTTACCAAACATGGCTGCCAAGTTTCTCATTCCTCTACCGGCCATTGTTTTCTTACCACCCACTAATTTACTAAGGTTTTTAGTCCATTTCATAGATTTGGTCCACCTCTTACCTAAGAGATTAGAGACCATATCCATACCTCCACTACCGCCATCACCGGAAACATACACAGGATTCATGGGTGAAGATCCTCTCTTCCCAAACATACCACCACCCGTAAACATACTTAATAATGATTTACCTGCTTTAAAAACAATAGCGCCACCTGCCAGTAATCCTACCATCTTACCTATTAACTTTCCAGGTCCAGTTCCAAGGAATTTTCCCATGGAAGCAATAGCACTAGCAACCCCGGACATTATAGGTTCTAATGCTTCTGCTACGGGAAGAAACATTTTAGAGAATGAGTCTTTTAAGGCCATCATTGATCTTTCAAACTCTGCTGCTTTCTTTTGGTTTGCTTTTTGATTTTTTTGTTCTGTTTTTTGTTGTTCCTTATTTAATGTTCCGTTTTGTTTAATCCTTTCAGCCATCTCCACATACTGATCGGTAGACATTCCTAATGCTGCTGCTGTATCTTCTAATACTAACTGATTGGTTAAAGCAGAGTCCATAGTTTGTTGTACTAACCTTTCTTGCTCCGCAACCTGCCCTGCTAAGTCTCTATTTAAAGTTGCTGATCTTAGTTTTTCTAGATTAAGATTCTGACCTAACATCATCTCTGCTTTCATTTCTTGCTCAATAGATGATTGGAAATCTAAAGTTTTTCTAGAAGCATTTTTAATAGCTTCCATTGAAGTTCCTAACCTTGTAGCTACATGAGCTGTTTTTGTCATGGCATCCAAGTTACCTCTAAATGACATTCTAGTATCAGCACTAGCACCCGCCATAGTGGTTACAACATCCCCTACATTAACAAAATCACCTGTAGATTTATTTAAGGAATTAACAGTATCACGTATAGTGTCATCAATTTGGGTAAAAGGTGTGGTTGTAGTAGTTGCTATTTTAAATAAAGCTTTGGCATTTTCAACTCCCATGCCTTGATATACAGCTATATCTCTAAACTGTTTAGCATTTTTTATGTTCATTTTTAAATTCAATCCTGTGGTTGAATTTAATTCTTTATTTGCATCTACTAATTCTTGGGCTGTGTGATAGTAACCATCTGAGGCGAATGCAGCATCTTCTATATGGTGTGTTAGTTCTCTAGCTTCTTCTGCCCCTAACCCAAATTGAAGACCTACATCAGCTGTTAGTTTTCTTACATGAGATATTACCCCTACTAAGAATTTAACTGATTTTACGATGGCTCCTATTATAAATAAAGGATCCATAAGTGCTTTACCAAAACCTACAGCTAATCCTTTTATACCAGTCCAAGCTGTTTGGAATTTATTACCCCCCTCTGCTGTTTTTCTCATGTCATCTTCAATGGTTTCGAAAAATTTAGCATTCATTCCGATTTTCTGAAATGATTTTGAGATTGCATTTACACCTAGCCCTGTTAGGCCCATAGTTTTACGAATCTTTTCTTCTTTCTTAACCCTACCCTCGGCTAATTTAAGCATTTCCTCTTGAACCTTATATTCAGATTCTAGGTTATCTAATATGGTTTGTTCTTCAGCAGAAAGAGATTGTTTTGCTTTAAGCTCCAACTCAATAACTTTTAACCTTTTGGTTTCAATTTTTATTAATTTATAAGCATCATCAACCTCTTTTCCCTTCATTTTGCTAATATTATTAGCATCATCTGAGAATTTTTGGGATAATGATTGAAGTTTGGTAAAGGATTTTGTTGCTGCATTAGTTGGGTCTGCAAATCCAGTTTTCCATTCTCTAACAATATTTTTGATTGATGTTTCCATCCCACCAAACCCTTCATTAAGATCTGCAGTTAGGGTTTTAGCCTCTGAAAGGTATTCTTTGATTAATTTGATATCATCAATACCTGCTGTTTCGAAATCAAGTTCAATTTTAGCTTCACCTAGTGATTTGTAAAGGTCATTAACTTCTTGTAAGTCCCTTTTTAATTGTTTGATGAGTCTAGGATCTAATTTAGCCATATCTAAATACTATTTTGTTATAAATATTGGAAGGCATCATTATTTTGATGCCTTCGCTTTAGAAGTTGTAAAATCTGGCCTCTTTATGTTACTTTGTTGAGGGGATTTTGGGTTTCGTTGAGTAGGGTTATTTGCTGCTGCTGCTTTTAATATGTTCCTAGCTTCATTTATATCATTTGTTGTGTTTGGAGAATTAGATTTTTTNTTTTGTTGTTGTTGATTCTCAAAATGTTCTTGAATTTTTTTAAAGGTAAATTTTCTTAACCACATAGGCATTTCATATACAGTGTGCCAATCATATCCACCACCACCATGAAATACTATATCATGGATGGTGGAAAATAAATTTGCTCTATATTGAGCTGCCTCCTTAGGGGTTAGGGAAAAAAAACGATGCCCCGATTGGAATTTCAGTATCTTCATACTCGCCATCAGGTAATTCTCTTTCAAATATAAAATTAATATCTGGTTGTATTTTAACTATATGGTCTCTTAAAGCTTTAGCATCTCGAGCTAATAAATAAGTATCTACAAATTCCCTAATATCCTTTCTGTCTTCATTACCATCTACCGATAGAATAATGTATTTCATTCTGGTAGACATTTCAGGATTTGCATCTTTATTGATTTTTTTCAATCCTCTTAACTCAGCTTCAATTTTCTTTTCTAACTTTTCAGTCATGATTTGAAATGTCACTAAATTTTCAGAATGGGGTAATGTAAATGAAAATTCATTTTTTCCCTCAAAGATTGAATAGTCAATATCTTTATTTTCCAGTGATGCTAAGTCAATAGTGTGTTTCTCTCCTCTAAATTCAAATTCGTAATCTTTACCATATCCTAAAACTCTAGAAGCTACTAGGAGGGCATTTTTATCACCAATTATCATATCTTTTATATTTACATCACTGACTACCAAGGCATTGATTAACTTTTCAATTACTAATCCTTTAGCCATGTAGTTTGGGTTGGTAAGAATATCTTCTTCTTTAGCCGTCATGTATTTCATCTCAACAACCCCACTTGAAAGAGGATTATCTTTAGGATAAATTAACCCTTTAGAAGGCAATTCAACCATTTCGGTTGGGAATTTGAATTTTGGTTTTTCCGCTTTTACTTGGGGAGTTGGTGTTTTGGTACTTTCGCTCATATAGATTTTATTTAATTATAACTTTATTATCATGTATACATATTAAATGTAAAAAAGAGCTTGACGTTAGCCAAGCTCTCCTTAAAAATAATTTTTCTTTTTCTTAGAAATTTAAAACACAATAATCCATTCCGATCGTTAAATCGATATTTTGAGCCTCGTTGTCAGTATCCCAGTTCATATCAGCAAATGATGCATCTTTAATAAATGCTCCTTTGATAATCCACTCTGAAACTACATCTCCCACAGGACCTAGTACATCGATTGTTAAATCTTTTTTATAGAAATCACTATAACCATCTCTACCGGTTACAGACTCATGGTGTAAACGTACCCACTCCATTACTGCCTGAGCACCTGAAGGGGTGATCGGATCAAATAATTGCATTGTGATATCATTCCAAGCCAATTTACCTTTTACCTTACGATAAGTGTTAATGTGGTTCAACTTGATTTCATCTTGTGAGAAACCTAATCCACTTATACCTTTAATGATATATGATGGAATCCCGTCTACATACATTATAAACCTATTTGCTTGTTTTGGTTCAAATGCTGTGAAAAATATTTCGTTTGGATCTAATACTGCCATTTTATTCTGTTTTATTTTTTATTCGGTTATAAATATTGCCTAATTTTATTTTTACGCTGGAAATTCTGCTCCTGTTGGAAGGATGTTGAAATCTAGGTAAACAAACTCTGCTGTTTTTGTTGGTTGAACGTATATAGCACCTCTTAATTCATTTCTGTCAACTACGTCGGGACCATTGTTTGATTCGTTCATAACAACTTTAAACGCGTATAAACCCTGTCTTTGTTGTACTGACTCCAAATATGGATTAACATTAGCTAAGAATATGTTTCTTGTTGCTGCTGTATTTTGTTCAAATACTAAATTATCTGCTACTTGTGAGATATAATTTTTAAGTGAAATTAATAGCCTTCTAACATTAATTCTATCTAAAGCACTTGCTTGTGTTTGTAATGTTTTCTGACCAAATACTACTACTCCTCTTCCGGGGAATGTTGCTATTGGATTAACTTTACCTTGATACAAAGTATCTCTATTAGCTTGTGTTAGTTTTCTTTCTGCTTGAACTACTGCTCCTAAACCACCTCTATTAATACCTGCTGGGGCAAACCATGCTTCTGCTGTTCTATCATTTGAAGCATAAACTCCTGGTATTAATGTTCCACCTGGAACCCAAACTCTTTGTCCTGAATCTGGATCTGTGACCATGCACCAAGGCCAATATGAAGCGGCATATGATGAATCTTTACTTGCTGCTGTTCCTACTACGGCTGTAATTGATGAATCATAAGCTTCAAGATCTAAAATTACGATATTGTCTCCTCTATTTTCAGTATTTGATATTAATGTGTTCAATACTGAACTATAATCTGCTTGGTATAAACCAGGTGCTGATATAAGGTTGTATCTGTAATCGTCTTTATTTGCTAGTAAATTAAAAGCATCCGTGTAATCAGTACCTACTAATCCTTGTGAATCTGTACCATCAATTTCTTGGTAATACTTTCCGGTTCCTGTTAAAATAGTTCCTACTGCATCTCCAAATGTACCTGATGCTGCAACTGGAATTGATGCTGTATACTGTTCTTTTGGATTTCCACTATTGTCGAAATAATCTGGTGTTTTGTAAGCTACATTTTTAACTCTAACATATCTGGAAGCATTTGGAAAAGATCCTGATGTTTGTAAATATACATCTGTTGAACCTGCCCCAACCACGTTTTTTGTTTGGTCTCCAATTATTCTAGATATGTAATTTGAAGATTTTGGATCTAATGATACATTGTTAAATGATTCAAGAACTGACTTTGATCTTGAATTATCATTACCCTGTCTTANGATTACACTAAATGTACCTGAACCCGTATCTGGGTTTGTTATTTCCCATCTAATATTATCGGATGTTCCGTTTGTTAAAGCACCTTGAGAATTTTCAGCTCCTGTATTATTCATGATAATACCTTGACCAATTGTTTCTAATGTAAAAGCATTTGCATCTACTATATCAGCATCTACTAATGTTAATACTAAATCAGCTGTTGGGGCCCCTATATCGGATGCTAATACTGT